TACAAAGTACATCGTGTGGTGTACGACAATGGCGCGTACGCAGAGGACGCACAGTTAGCAGGTGACAGCCTGCAATTGTATCAGCAGGGAAAAGGATACATCGCTAATTTGGCGGCAACCTTCGCATCTGACATAAATAGCACATGGAACTATTCACAGCGCGTCACCGCCATATTTCGCGAATCAGACCGCATACAATCGCTGACAGGCCGCAATCCAGTTGACAGTTTGCGTGCGGATAATGAGGCATTATGGTTGGGGTCGTGGAATGTTCGGGGCGATACGCAGCAGGCGATTGTTATTAGCAAGATTGCAACAGGCGCATACAGGTGGCGCATCGGCACAGGTACATTGCGCGTGGCGCAACCGATTGCCAATACGGTCATCAGGCTGAATAATTACCCTACATCCGGCAGGTCAACTGATTTTTTCAGAATTGCAGGCGATAGGTACATTCAGGCGGATGGTAAAAGGTGGATGATTAAACAACAACCTGCTAACAAGTAGTCATGGAATACAGATACGGGAAGTTCTACACAGGGCATCAGATTACAGCCGAAAGCGCTGAATTGCCCGTATCGTTAGAAGCGGTGCGGATGCAGCTTCGCATGGATGACCTACGTCACGATGACGAATACCTGATAATGCAAATCAAAGCGCAATGTGCGCTGATTGAAAAGCAGTATCAGGCAGCACTACTGAATAAGACAGTTGTAGAGCATCACAGCCGATTCCCTCAATATTCAACCGATACGCTCTTTGTGTCGGGCATCGGCCCCGTTAACTCGGTTACGTCAATTCAGTATTACGATGACGGCAACACGCTGCAAACGTGGGCATCAACTGAGTGGAATTTTACGGCTTCATCAGGCGGCGCAAACATCACCCTGAAGCCTGACTATTCATGGCCTACCAACTTGGCTAACAGGCCGGACGCGGTGATTGTGACATATTCGGCAGGTTACGGCACAGGCCCGTCATCGCTGCCGCCAAACGTCACAGCGGGAATATTGTCACGCATTGCGCGGGCATACACAAACAGGGAGGATAGCCGCGAAGAAGGTATGTCAATGTCAGACGTATTACTTGGGCCATTAAAACGGTGGATATAATGGCAAAGCAAACGCAAATAGGAGAACGCAGATGGCGTATAAGGGTTGAACAGCCTACTTCTTCACGCGGCTCTTCAGGTCAGGAGGTTATAACCTGGGAGAAGAACTGCGAAATTTGGGCAAAGGTTTCATACCGGCAAGGTGGCAGCAAGGAAGATATGATGAATGACCAACCGACCGCGCAAACGTCTGTAATATTCGACATTGCATACCGCGACACGTTAACCGAAAAAATGCGCATTGTGTTTGATTCTGAATATTACGACATACTGTATTTTCAGAAGCCGGATTACAAAGCGTCAATCCTAATTTTCGCACAAAAACAAGCATGAAAGTAGGGCAATACATATACACGAAGTTAGCAGCCACAAGCGCCGTCACGGCACTTGTCGGCACTCGGATATATCCTGTTTTCATTGCTCAGGAAGCGCCGCTTCCGGCAATTGCGTACACGGTGGATAACAGGCCAACGGACGCAATGAAAGACCAAAAAGCCGATCATGACACAGCAACTGTAACCTTTACATTTTGGGCGGACGCTTCACAGGGTGCGGACGCGTATTCAGCGCTTGATAGCGTTGATTTGGCGGTCAGGAATGCGCTTGATTTCGTTACAGGCGCGGCGGGTGGCGTGACAGTCGAAGCGTGCAAGTATGTCGGTTCTATTGACGGAATGGACGCGGACAGCATGACGTTAAGTCGGACGGCAACATATCAATTTATTACGCGGAATTGATATGGCCACCACACAGCAGGAAATAAACGCTATCATCAGCAATCTAAAAGCGCTAAACTCGCAGATTGCAAAAACAATCAAGTCAGACCTTAAAAGCCCTGCTGATTTTTTAGCGTCCGCAATAAAAGGAAGAACACCAATCGGAGCGCGTGTGCATAAGCGTTACAAGTCGGGCAAAAGTATGTTATTCAAGCGAATGCCGAAAGGCAGCGGAGTGGTAGTAGCTACATACAGGCCCGGCAACCTTCGCAAGTCAATCAAAACGCTTACAAAGTTGCGGCGCGTGAAGTATGCGCAAATTGTCGGAGCGAATACCGGAAGCGGCACGAATGACGGTTATTACCTGCACTTCTCAAACAACGACGTTAAAATGTCAAACGGCAAAATAAGACCTGGAAAGCGCTTTGTCGAATCGGCTATTTTGGCGGCAGGCCCGGCGGCGCAACGTGCAGTTGTTCAAATCCTACAAAACAAACTTTCAAACGCCAACAGAGCGGGGCAAATGTCTAATTCGTCCGCTTGGGCATCAGGATACCGATAACATGAAAATACGCTACATCACAGACGCAAACGGGTTCGGGGCCGGTACGGTTGCCGAACACGATGAACCGACCTGCAACGCTCTGATAAGTCAGGGTATTGCCGAAACAGTACCGGAAGGCACGAAGTCGCGCAAGTACCCACCAACGGCAAAGGTTGAAACCTTTTGCGTGCCACCATCAGCAACTACAACAGCCAGTACGGAAGTTGTTTCAGTTACATACGCTCCTGAGAAATCAGGCTTTTTCACCAAAAACAAACGCTAAACATGGCCACAGTATTAGCTAAAAACATGAAGCTGTATTCGGGCGCTACGCCAACAGCCTTCACCTGTCAGGTTGACGCATCAATCAGCTTGTCAACCAACACTTTTGAAACGACCTGCAAAGACAGCGCCGCAAACGCTGAATACCTTGCCGGTACCAAGTCATGGACTGCATCCGTATCGGGTCTTCTCGATTATGCCGCTACTAATGGTTGGGAAGAAATGTTTACAGCATGGACAAACAGTACCACCGTTGCACTTGTTTTCCAAACCGGAACCGTCGGCGACAAGAAGTACAGCGGTTCCGCTATCATCACATCCATGAACCTTAATTCATCAGGCAATGATGAAGCGGTTACATGGGATTGTGAGTTCCAGGGAACAGGCGCATTAAGCGAAGCAACCATTTCGTAGATATGAACAGGCAGGTTAAAATTGGAGGAAAGAACCGCCCTATTCGCTTCGATATGGCGGCACTATATATCTACGAAGAGCAAACCGGACGGAGCGCACTCGGCGACATGGCAACATTCGCTCAAGGCGCTCCATCTGTTCGGGTAATGGTTGACTTGGTTCATGCAGGACTTGTCAGGGGCGCAACGTACTTCAGGCAGACATTTGAGGCTGATAAGTACCTTGTTGCCGAATGGCTGACAAGTTCGCAGGAAATACTACCTGAAGTGATGAAGATGTTTGAACAGTCGTTTAACAGCGGCGAAACACCTGATGATGAAAAAAACGGAGCAGGCCCGACGGCGGAAGCGTAAAGCGTCCGAGTTGGGCTGACTTGCTAAAGGATGCGGCGCAAATCGGAATGACTGAAGAGGAGTTTTGGGAATCAACACCTGCATTCTTCTCATTCAGACAAAAAGCGCACGCAGAGAAATTCCGCAACGAATGGGAACAAACACGCTACATTTCCTTTGTGGTGGCGAAAACGGTTGATAGTAAGAACAAACTGAAACGTCCGTCACAACTACTTCCGTTCGATTGGGATGCAAAGCCGGATCTCAAAAAACTGGATGAATTTACAGAAGCGGAGCGGGCTGAATTTGACAAGTTCGACGCTGAAGCGGATGAAATTCTGAAGCGCACCAATCCGGAAATGTACGCAAAACACATGGCGGCCAAACAGGCGGCACAAAAAACCTAAACGTAGTAAGCATGGCAAAGGCATCAGACTTAAACGTCCGATTAGGACTAATTTTCGATGAAAAAGCGCTCGGTCAGGCAGAGCGTTCCCTTCGCCGTGCAGGTGACAGGCTTACGAAAGTCGGCAATGAAATGATGACGGGCCTGACATTGCCGCTTGGCCTGTTCGGTGCATCAGCGATCAAAGCGGCGGGTGATTTGGAATCGCTGACAAAAGCACTCCAAACGCAATCAGGAAGCGCGGCGGCTGCATCGCAGGAATTACAAAAGCTAACCGAACTTGCGCGAAATCCAGGTTTAGGAATAGAGGAAACAATACGGGCATCCGTTCGCCTTCAATCCGTTGGAATTGAGGCCGACAAGGCACGCGGAATCATTAAGGAATTGGGCAATGCAATCGCAGCATCAGGCAACGGTGCGCAAGAGTTTGACAGCGTTGTTAAGCAGTTCGCGCAAATGATTTCAAAGGGCAAAATATTACAGGAAGATATTTCCGTAATATCCGAAAGTCTGCCGATGATTAGTCAATTGATGGAAAAGGCGTTTGGCACTTCAAGTGTTGAAATGTTGCGGCAAAATAACGTATCAGTTGAAGAGTTCATCGGAAAGATTACGCAGGCGGCATCCGAATTACCACGTTTTGAATCCGGCATCAAAAACAACATATCAAACGCACTTGATGAAATGCGGATTTCATTGGGTAAGGTCGGACTTGCAATTGAAAATTCATTCAACGTATCAGGCAACTTGTCTGCATTCGCTGAATGGTTAAGCGGATTAGCAGCAACTTTTAGCAGCCTCAATCCCGCAGTTCAATCCGCAATACTTTACTTTGGTGCGTTTTTGGTTGCAATCGGCCCGATTGCAAAAACCATCGGAAATATTCAACTTGTTTCGTCCGTACTTACAGGCGTGTGGGCCAAACTACTTCCGAAGGTTCAGGAACTTACAAAGTGGCTCGGTTTGCAGCGGGCGGCATTTATAGCGTTAACGCCCGCAACACAGGCCTTTGTTGCGATTGGTTTAGCGGTGGCAATTGGTACGATGGCCTACAACATGGGCCTGTTCAATCGCGAATTAACGGCATCGGAAAAGGCGCTTGCAAAGGTTAACGAACTGACACAGCAGGCGAAGTCAGACACGGCAGCGGAGCGGTTACAGGTTCAGCAGCTCATTGAAATACTCAAGGACGAAAATCAGGGAAGGGAAAACAAGATTTCCGCACTTGAAAAACTGAAACAAATCAGCCCTGAATACTTTGGGCAGCTTGACATTGAAAAGCTATCAGTCGAAAAGTTAACAGGCGCTTATGATGGATACGTCAATAGCCTTGTGATGGCTGCACGCGCTAAGCGCGCGGAGGGCGAACTAATCAAGATTGACGAAGAACTACAAAAGGCGCTTGAGGCTAAAACTAAAGCACAGAAGGCGTACAACTACATGGTTAGTGTAGGCCGCGCAACAAGTGACGAGGCGGGCGCGTTGGTAGCGGCAAATGAACAGGTAGATGCCCTGCAAAGGCAGTTTAACGCAATTAAAAATGTAATCTATCAGGAGCAAGTAAGACAAGGCGTAATCAAAGCAGCGCCGCCGCGTGATTTTAGCGACATTACAGGGCTAAAGATGGAATCCGATGAATTGCGGCAAAACTCGCTCCTGTACAAATTAAGTGCCGATGCGGTTGGAAAGGCAACCACCGCAAAAACTACATTTAAGAAGGTCACAGATGGCGTAGTGGAAAGCACGAAAAGCAGCACGAAAGAACAGAAGGCGCTAAATGATGAACTGGAAAAAACGGCGGTAATTACATCGGGGCCAATAGCCAACTTTGGGCAAATACCGACGCTACCAACGCCAACAGGGGTTACATCGGAAGCGCCTGTTATTCCTAATATTACAGCACTCACAACGCAGGCAGGAAACATATATCAGTCATTTTCGGAGCGTATAGGGGCGATAAATACAGATATGCAGGGCGGCA